CTGCGTGACGTCGTGAGTACATGTGACGCTATCTGGAGATATTGGCGTCTCCACGCCGGCCGGCGCCTGTGTGAACTCGGGACCCATTATCCCACCATCTATGACGAGATGCTCCGGTCTTGGAGGCCTGATACGACCGACAAGAACCTGATACTGCTCGAACGAAAGAAGGTCGGCCTGTACGTCCTCGACGGCGCCCACCGTGCCTGCACCATGCTATACACCTACAGCATACGGAGATACCGATGCGCGATAGTTACTCAGACCGCATAGACCCCATACAGGCCCTGTACGCCCTCGGAGACGGATACTGCATCACGCGTTTGCCTGATTGCTTCCCTCATTACAGGCAGGGATCAGATCTGGATATCTTGGTGCCGGATGCCGTGGTGGCCTGCCAACTCATGCTCCCGCGCTTGCGGGCCATGACCGGCGTGGACGTAAGGTACATCGGTCTGGACTACAGGACGCACCTGGACGTACTCATGCCGGACGGGACCATAGACCTACGGTATGACCTCTGCTCGAGTCCATACCCTATAGCCTCCGGGGCCTTGGTTCATGACGCCATCCTGTCGGCGGATGTTAGGTACGGAGTCCGGGTGCCTACGGATCCGCACGAATGCGTTCTACACCTGTTGGAGTACATGGCGCACCCCGAAAAGATCAGGCACCGGGATTGGGCCGCCACGCATTGGACGCCGGAGGCCGCGGACCTGTGGAAGCGCTACATCATGCCGAAGGGCCTGTAGGAGATCCGTAGTGGCTCCCACCACCGTCCTTGTGTTCGGCGGCTACGGAAGGCCCACGCTTGATGCCTGTCTGTTTCTCCACCTCTTCGGGGCCGGCGCTGAATGAGACCCTCTTGCCGATAGGCGTGAGTCCGCCATCCATCCACGTGTATTTTGTGAGGATCCCGGCGGTCACGTAGACCTCCAACGGCACCCCATGCTCGGCGAGGGCCACGCAGAACGCGATGTCTGGTGGGATGACCTCGAGCACTTGCCGTGGTTCCTGGTTCGACATATCCATGCCCATGATGGTACGTGGGAAGTACCATGGGCGCGGCAGTGTCTCCAATACCTGCCTTTTGACAACGAGTCCTCCTAGAAGCGCCCAATCCACCGAGTAGTACCCAGGGGTCTTGTCGACGTCCATGCAGGTACCACACCGCCCCGGGACTTCCTTCCACCACCCGCACGCCATGCGCTGGTCGCTCACGTCCGGGTAAGCCAAGGCGACGGCCGGTTTACTTGAAGAGATTATCTCCTGCAGGACCATGTCGTTCGGTTCCATGTCCTGGTCAAGCATGACGTAGTGAGAGTACTTGTCGGGGAGTTCCGGGTAGCACGACGTTTGGTCCTCTGGGGATATCAAGAGGTTTCTCACCTCCGACATGTCCCTCCCGCGGCCTATCTGTAACTCGAATTTCACCCCTGAATTTTGTAACTGGGACAGGCAGAGCATCGTGCCCTGCCTGACCCCATAATGCGTGGAGATGCAAATCTTGATCATGGGTCCCTGTCCCCCTGTTTGATGTTAGTGAACGCTGTATGAGAATCCCTGTGCCGGGAATCCCTTCTGACCTCCCGTGTCCCATCCTGCAGTAACATATTCAGGTTCATTAGTTAGGCCGTCTATCGTCATGAGCGAGGCATTAATGCCCGTGACGCCCCATCCTTGACCGGTAACCCCGGCGATCGCGGCGTTAAGTTGTAGCATGGCATTACCGTACGAGTTCGTGAACTTACCAGTATCATAGGCTACGACCGGCACACGGTTCACCCACGTGCGCGGGAACGCCGCCGCCGGCCACCCGCATATTGTGACAGTATTCGCATTCGACCACCCAATGAGCGGGTCATCGAACGTGACGTGGCAGATATCGCCTACTATCCTGTAAGACATTGTCGCCGACGTCTCGGTACCGGTGAGTCCGCTCATCCACAATTCAGCAGTGCCGTATTCGGAGCGGTTCGGGCGATCACCTGTGGAGACCACGATGTCGCCGTCAGCGTCGAGCGCGATATCCCTCTGCATGCCTGTCGCCGCCGAGTTGAACATCCCCGAGAACCCGTCGAACCCTTCAAGCCGGATACCGTTATGGGCCACCAAGGCGTCGCCGACGTCGAGTTTGATGTGACCCCGCATGGCCGCCAAGCGCAGGGTCCGGTCGGTCGCCGCGTAGTTGGTAAGTTCCATGTCCATCATGTTGGCGCCGGTCTCGAACCTGTAACGGAACTCCTGGTTGAGGCCCACGTAGATGTAATCCTGATACTTTCCAGGGCTCAACACGAACTTGCACCCGATGGTCGAGGCCCCCGTATATCCCGCGGGGACGAGATACACGTTCCCGTCCGCCGAATAGATGGCCATGCCCTCGTCCCACCTGGCGTCGGATCCCCATACGGGAACTCCGGTATATCCTGAGTTCGCAAGGGACCAATAGCCTCCGACCATCTGCTTGTCGAGGGCGTCTTTGACCGTATCGACGTCCGACCAGCCGGCGTATCCGTACCCGACCGTGTTGGAATCCACTCCGGTCACGCCGTCTGCGGTCCATTTGTAAACCGCTCCGTTCGAGTACTTGTGGATCAGCTTGCGCGTGTCGGACGAGAACCCGTCCTGCTTGTTGCGTTGGACGGTAGCCAACCCGGTCTCCGTGCCTTCAAGTCGCAGTAGATCCGCATACGAGTTTGCCACTTGTCGCCTCCTGTCTTATGAAACACCTGTCTCGGTTATCGTGTCAGCAGTCCCGCTCTCCGTGTACGTCGGATCACTGATGTAGGCACCTATGACCGATCCTATCTCCTCAATGAACTCATCCGAATCCACCGCTATGGTCGGAGGCTCAAGAATCGAGGTGATAATCATGCAATCATTTTCAGTATCGACCTCTATGCCTACGACCCATCCGTTCCGCGTCTCTCCTGCAGTCCACACGGTGTCCGTGAAGTCCACCGGGTCAAGGAGTTCGATGGTCATGTTCGCGGCGGTAATCGGTAACTTGTACCGCACAATCGTCTTCTGCCTCGTCGACCACTGCGCGAAGTTCCGCAGATACTTCCACGCCGAGGAGTCGATTCCCTGATATTCTCCCGACTCCGGGTCGAACTCACTGTAATCAATATACCACGGGAGTTCTGTGTAATCCGTGCCCGGGTCCCCTGACGATACTTTGATGCGGTCCCATGAATCATGGCATATGTCCCATACTGCCTTGCAGTCCGGGTAGGCCGTGGTCGATGAGAAGTCACCGCTCAATGATTCATCGTCCTTCGAGAGGATGCTCGACCCCACGTACTCTCCCCATGCCCCGGACAACTCAGGGAACGACGCTTCGGTCGTTTTTCTAACGTACAGCGACCTCACGTACTGCTTGGCTCCCGGGTCCCACGAGTATTTCAGGTCGAACTGATTGTACACCTGGTTCAGCGGGGTAAGTTCCTTGCCTTGCATCCCGGCACGCAGGATGGTCGTCTGGTTATGCTGCAGGGCCGCAGAAGTGTCCTCGCGCCAGGCGGAGAGCCTGCGCTTTCCGTCCCGCTTCGGCACGATGCCCACGAACGACTGCCGCGCCAATTCCTGCAGATATTCAAAAGAAGGTTTCTGCTCGATGAGCTGTCTGCCCACATGCCACGAATCGCGGGTCCATGGCAGGTTGCCGTAGTCGATGTCGGCGAGCGCGATGCCGTCGTATCCCTCCAATATTTTCCGGAATGCATAATACACCGTGTTAGTCTGGCGTCCAAGGTGCGTTTCGCCGGCGACACGGGTATAGACGCCCCGCGCCTCCATGTCGACCGACTTCCTGCCAACCAACGCGAACTCGAACCACCGCACCTGCCAATATTGCGACGGCTGCAGGTTGCCTTTCCGGCATGCACGGATGGTGACACGGAGACGCTGTATGCGCTTGTCGGATACCACGTCGCTGATGCACTTTAACTTCCACGCATCGCGATACAGGAAGCTGAACGCTCCCCACGTGTCTATGATATGTTCACCGCGGTAGTGTTCGTCGAAGTTGTTGTCCCACGATCCGAACGGGTCAGACCCGGACTCGCAGTCCCACCCCCGTGATCTCCAATACTTGCTCGGTATCATCGGGGCGTTTATCAAATCAGACGTGCCTCCATCCCTCCACCAGAACCGGTATTGAGGGAAGTAACTCGATGTCGGGAACGGAACCTTTTGCTGATAGTTCGTGGTCTCCACGTCGAGCCGCAGGCCCTGAACCGTTATCGGGTCTACAGAAATTTGGAACAATAGCCCGGGATTGTCTCTTGTAGCTGTGTCCTTGGCCCACAGTTCAAAGTCGGGGACGAGGTAATGGTCCTGACATCCCGACTCATCCAAAGCCGCCCTGAGTTCGTCGGTGATATAAATGTCAAACGTGAGACATTCTACTCCGGTGCCGTTTATCTTCGGGGGCGGGGACGTGGACACTGAAGTCCCCGTTCCTGTGTGGAACACCGTGGCTATGGACGAACTCCGGCGCCCGTCGTGCAGTAGATTGCCATTGGTCGCGGCATATCCGTACCCTGCGGTCGTCACCAACGATATCTTTGGGATGTCGAACAGCACCATCGCGGAGTAGTTGTCCACGCCGCTCGGTATGATGGACTCTCCCACCAATCCGTTCGGCGCCCGGAATGCCTGGTGACCTTCGGAGGTCACCGTTCCATAATTCAGGACGTTGTGACTGATATCCTCCCACAGGTTCGTGGATGAATCGAACACGAACAACTGTATATGGGATGCCTTCGACGGTATGAATTTATGTATGGTAGAGTTGCTGACTATCCATTCCGTAGGTAGCCGCACGATGCTCAAGAAGTACCTGTCTTCGTCCACCACGTATATCTGCGGATTGCCGAGGACCTCGTCTGCCACGATGATCTTCCACTCCCAGTCAGGTCCAAGCGCCACGCCGGTTCCGTTGTGGCCGTATATCGGGACACTCGTGCATATGCGTGTCGCCTCGGACTGCCGCGTGGGAAGGGCCGCCGACCCGGAGGTGGTGCTGTTTCCGATGATGGGCGCGAGTTGTGATTTATCAGGGAAGTCCCCTATCCATGACTCGTCGCTCAAGATGTGGCTTACCGGGTCCGTGCCATTGGTGACATTCAGATAGTAGGTGCCGTCACCCATGGTTCCCGTCTCGAAGTGCTTGCCATACGTCCACAGGTCGTAGGTGTAGACCGTGGTGCCGGTGACCCCGCAGTCCCACGGATAGCCGGCGTCCCCGTACCCCAAAGATGACGCGAGATACAACGGTACCGCATCAAAATTCTGACCCTCACTCGTTTGCGCCAGAGGTATGCGCTCTGCCTTACCTTCAATCTGCATGGCCTCCGCATACGGGACGTCCCCGAAACAGACGGGGATCACCTTGCTGTTGCCAACGGCGTTAGGATAGTTAGACTCGGATATGGCCACCGGGGGGATGGTCGTATGTATCTGTTTGTACGTGTCGTCACATTGGAACTCGTAGGTGGTTTCGGTCTCGGGGTTATTGGCGACCTTGCCGGTCCACGTCCTGTAGAACACGTTGTCGATGACCGTGAACATCTCCACCTTGCGGCCGGTGAACTTGATGTCGTTGTCCTGCACGTACTTCCTGAATTGACTCCCCGGGCCGGCCTTGAAGTCCGCCAGGCGCCAGGAGAACCCGGACTGCGCCCCATAGTTGCCGGCGACTTGAATGTCTATCTCGCGTGTCGGGTTACCGACCCCGTCCTCTGGTAGCCATCCTTCGTTCCAACGATAGTCCACTCCGGTCAGTCCGGCCTCTCCTGTGGCGCCGTTCGCCGCGAGGCCTGTGAAGCCTGGGTTCCCGGAGATCCAGCAGAACACACCGGTCTCGGTCATCCCGTACGATTCGTCGTACAGGGCCTCGTCGGTGGTCAGACGGATAGCGTAGTGGAGTTTGCTCATTGCGTGAGGTCCTTCGGTATATCCTTATGCTCCGCGAACGATTGGCCTGCCTTGGCCGCCATTACGCCTACTACGAGCGCCACGGCCTGCGCGTCAAGCGCCACGTATTGGCACCCGCGGATCCAACAGATGATGTTGGCGATGGCCCACACGCCCATCACGGTGCCTACGACTATGGCCGTAAGTACGCGCATCGCCGAAGTCTTGCCGTCTTTACCTTGGAGTACGTTCATATATAGGAAGTCCTTTCATTCTATATAAATCGTACCTGTGCGAGTTACCGTAGCAGGGTTAGTGGCCCACGTCGGGCATACTTCTTTGATCTCAATATAGTCGCCTGCTACCACCGAGATACTAAGTGACGTGTTACTCCACACCCTGTCGTTGGTGGCGGCCGATAAAGATTGTATCAATGTATCAGACGAGTTGTTTTTCCTGATATACGATGGCCAGCTTTCATTAGTGCCAGCAGTACCAGCGTACGAGTAGATGTACGCCGCTTTGATCGTGCCATCCTTGGGGATGTATGTCCTCCAACGTGCAGCGGTAGTAGACGGCGCGACTGACATCCCTCCCCAATATAGCGTCTGTCCGTCGGTAGTGGTGGATTGGCTCGCTGTTTTCAATATCAACGCATACCCAACCGACACACCTGTCGCACCCTGTGTGCCACTACCGGTGTACCCTTGTAAGCCCGTCACACCTTGGATACCCGTTGCACCTTGGGCACCTGTCGCCCCTGTCACGGCCCCGTATGTACCGATTGATATGTAGTCTATGTCAACATCTTCCCCGGCCGCGCCGCCGATATCAAACCTGAACCTGCTGATGGTAGCACCCGTCCAATTACTGTCCCCGGACATGTCGGTCGTGATTGTGTGCCACTCACCATCAGTATTCAAACCGATTGAAGACGACCACTTGTAGGATGAACCGTTCCACCAATAATAATACAGCGTACCGGTGCCTGCATTGACACGATACCTCATGCGAATTTTGTCATAGGCGCTCCCCAAGAAGCTGGTTATGGTCTGGCACTCTACCCATGGGTCTGCGCCTGTTGACCAATAATTGGCGTACGAAGTATTTGTTATACCTGTCAGCCCTGCATTGGTGCGATTGGCAAACGAATCAGCATCAGCAGATGTCAAGAAGTTCCATGAATTGACGGAAAGTATGTAGTCACCAATGGAAAGACCTGTCATCCCCTGAAGACCCGTATTCCCTTGGGCACCGGTCGCTCCTTGAACACCCGTGGCACCTGATGTTGCCCCTGTGATGCCCACGCTTCCTGTAAGACCACCAACACCCGTGGCCCCTTGGAGTCCGGTGGCACCTTGTAGGCCGGTGGCACCTTGTTCGCCTGCAGCACCTTGGAGTCCCGTGATGCCGTCCTCACCTGCGACGCCTTGCTCTCCTGTGGCCCCTTGGAGTCCTTCAGACCCAGTTATACCAAATTCTCCTGTGGCACCTTGAAGACCTGTGGCACCTTGAAGACCTGTGGCACCTTGAAGACCTGTGGCACCTTGAAGACCTGTGGCACCTTGAAGTCCGGTTAGACCTTGAAGTCCGGTAGCACCTTGAAGTCCGGTTAGACCTTGAAGTCCGGTAGCACCTTGAAGTCCGGTTAGACCTTGATACCCTGTAATTCCTTGAATGCCTGTAACGCCCGATAACCCCGGAGTCCCCGTGGCACCTTGAAGGCCGGTGGCACCTGGTAACCCCGGAGTCCCCGTGGCACCTTGAAGGCCGGTGGCACCTCCGGACGAGCTTACGGGTTGCCACGTGTTATCGTCACGCAAATAATATCCCTGTGACGACTGTGGTAGTTCCGGGACCTTCGTGTCAGCAATAACGGTAGTGCCGCGCCGGTCCTTGAGATTTGCGTTGCGATTAAATGAATATCCTACGCCCATTATCGGATACCTTCGTTGGTGCCGTGCATTTTATTCATCCGAATCCCCTGTCCGTAAGACCTTCAGCATTTAGATCACGAGGGGTAGTTCTGTCCGCCATTACCCATTTATCTTCTCCAACTTGCTTCTCATCCCATACGTAGATTTGATCATTCTTATAGTCAGTGATGCGATACGTATTCTTCGGAGAAGGTTCTTGGCATTCTTTGTAAGATCCATCAGATTGAAGTTGTTCCCAATGACCATTGCGATACCAAAAATGGTCGCCGATGTCTGAAGATACACACACCAATCCCATGGCATTTTCTATTTTGTTTTCATTTACTTTGAGTGAATTGAATGAATTCATCCCATCTGCCCCATAAAGACGTTATTTGAGAAATAACTTTGGTACAGCGCTTTCACCTGTGCGTCCGTAAACTCGTAATCCCAAGACCTGATGTCCCACATGTATCCACGGAAATCCAACGAGTACAGCCCTGAATATCCGTGTCGTTGGTTTGCATTGAAGGAAGAAGCTACGAAGGCACCAGCCACCGTCTTGCTTGTTTCCTTCACTCCGTTGCGGTAGAAGTCAACCGACGACGCCGCAATGTATCCGCCATGGTTGATGAAGACGTAGTGATCCCACGTGTACTGACGGCGCAGGAAAGAATCGGCTTTGATACCACTCTGGTGACCATGCCCCCATTCCAACTTCCCGGCGGCATTGTCAAATGAAAGTTGGCCGTAGTTGGAGTTGGCTGTATCGGTACCGTACCCTATCATGCAGTCCCATCCTGTCGAGGATCCGGAAGCTCTGTCAGTCCGTAACCACAGTGATGCCGTAAAGACAGTCGACGGCGCAGTATATGGACTTGAAGCCGCACTCAAATAGTCTCCTGTGTAATACCCGCTCCACGAGTTGTCCCATGCGCCTGGCGGCTTCGGAGATGCAAAAAAGGTTACGCCTGTATTGGAGAGATTATAGTTTCCCATCTCATCCGTCACGGCTTGCGCTTTGTGCCGATATCGTTGTACCTGTACAGCCATGCCTACCCCTTATTTATAGCCCAAAGACGCTTGTGCATAGTAGCGCGCACCGTCATACATAAGATGTATCATGTCTCGCACGCCTGTATCTCCACTGAGTACAGGGGACGTACCTGATGACCACTGTATGCCCGTCCAATTCGCAGGAATCTTCGTAAACAGATAGTCGAAAATTACTGTGTAATGACCGCCGGTTGCTCCGCCGTACACGTAGAACAAACCTGAATCTCCGGCAGTACCGACGGAGAGTCCTGCGTTGTAGACTGTACTCATGGCGAGATTCAATCCTGTGAAGCTGGCACTGAATACACCAAGATGCAGGTATCCCACGCCAGCACTTCCTGCTGGCCCCGCGACTCCGGTGGCCCCGGCGGCACCTGCTGTGCCTGCACCGGTCTCTCCTTGCGCCCCGGCAGGTCCTACAGCTCCGGTCTCGCCTTGGCCACCGTCGGCTCCATTAAGTCCTGTCTCTCCTTGCGCCCCTGCAGACCCGACAGCCCCTGTTTCACCTTGATCTCCTTGGGCTCCTTCCAACCCGGTCTCGCCCTGTACTCCCGCCCCTGTTGCCCCTGCAGGACCAACAGCGCCCGTATCACCTTGGTCACCATTGGCACCGTCGAGGCCGGTGTTACCTTGCGTGCCTTGAATACCTTGTGCACCGGTGTCACCTTGATCGCCTTTTGCACCGTCGAGACCCGTGTCTCCCTGTACGCCTTGAATACCTTGCGCCCCTGTGTCACCCTGATCGCCTTTTGCACCGTCGAGACCCGTGTCGCCTTGGATGCCCTGTATCCCCTGCACCCCTGTAGCGCCTTGCATTCCTTGCACCCCGGTGTCACCTTGTGCACCTTGAAGTCCTGTGTCACCTTGAAGTCCTTGAGCGCCGGTGTCTCCTTGGATACCCTGTACACCAGTATCGCCTTGATCACCTTGTGCACCCTGAAGTCCGGTCACACCCTGGTTACCCTGCATGCCGGTGGCGCCGACGATGCCCGTGTAGCCAGTGATGAGCCACGAGTTCGTGGAGGCACGGTATTGGAACGCGGCACCATTGTTGGCGACGTAGACTTGCCCGTTGGTAGGGCTGCTTGGGAATGACATGGTATTGCCCCTTATCCTTAAACGGAAGTTGCCACGCCCACTATGAAGTAACTTCCGGCAAGTACTGTTGATGTACGACCAGATGATTCAGAAGTAAGACGAGCCCGTAACTGTATCGTTCCAGCATTGGCATTAGTATCCACAGACATTCTGATGCGATGATAGTATCCAGCAGTGGCGGAATAAGAGTTAGACGTTAATGAAGAAAGTCCTGTTTTATATTCTGCAAATGAAGGGTTACCAGAACCACCCTCTCTTTCTACTTCAAATCCTATAGCATCAACAGAAGACGGACCTGTGACGTCGTACATAAAATCGCCATTATTGGCATTTGAACAGAAGATGGTAAACTCGGCAATGTAAAGCTTGTTGGCTTCAACTGCAAAAGCCATCCCTGATATCCCGGCAAGTGTGGCACTGGAAGTGGTCCACGAACTCGCATTCCTGTAATACGACACCCCGGCAGAACCAGCCGCACCTGTGGCACCCTGTGTTCCCGCAACACCAGTAGCACCTTGTGCTCCCGCCGCCCCTGCTAACCCTGTGGCTCCGTTGACCCCGGCCACTCCCGTGGCACCGTCAACACCTTCGACGCCGGTATCGCCGGCGACTCCGGCCACTCCCGTTACGCCCTGCACGCCCATGATGCCGGTCGTGCCAACGATGCGCCACTTGTTGTCGGAGGCGGAATATTGGAAGAGCGTCCCACCGTCGTTCGTGTATGTCTGCCCGTTGGTCGGGGTCTGCGGGAATGCCATGCTTATCTCCTATCCAAGATACTTGTACAACCAAAGCGCCTCGGAGGCAGTGATGACGTAGCCCTTGATGAGCCACACATCCTGAAGTCTCGTGTACGAGTACTTCTCTGGCGAGTAGTCCTGTCGGCATTGGTAATACACGTATGTCGTATCAGGACCATTCGGTAGTCCTCCTGGATTACCAAGGTCAACCTGCCCCACATAATTACCGTTCTTATATGCCTTCATCACGCCATCTGAATAATTGAACGATCCAGCCACGTGGGTCCATTCACCGGTGTTAAGCCCTATAGTTACACTTCCATTTAGGAGGTCAGAAGTTACACCGTCTGCATAGACTAAAACCTGACTCCCGGGGTCTCCTGATGCAGTATAATAGACATGATATCCGTGAAGAACAGGATAGTAGTCACCTTTGTCGTGAAGATGAATAGGCTGTGTGTCATTCGGGTATATCCAAGCGGCCCAAGAGAACGAGTCCCTTCCAACATTCATGGCCGAATCCGACAGGTACGAGTAGTCGTTGGTCCCGTTGAAGTCCCCGGCCTTCGTACCGTTCTTGCCCGTGGTCACCCACGAGCAGTTCGTGGTCAAATTCTTGCCGTGGAACTCCTCCGCGACAGTGGTCCCCGACCCGTCATTGTACATCCAATGGTAGGCCGTGCCGCCACCAAGGGCTGATTCCTCAACCGGGACTACAGGCATTATCATAAGGTTCGGCATCATGCCCTCGTTATCTTTATGGTGGCGGCGACGTTCTCTGCCGCCGAGTTACTACGTATCACGAAGGCCACAGTCTCCCCGGCAGACACGGAGTTGTTGCCTGTGGCGTTCGCTGTCGCCTCACTTGTTGAAGCAGACACTCCGTAGATACCGCTCACTCCCACTCCCTCGCGAAGAACATCCACCGTGCACGTGCCTGTGGACGTCTTCACGGCTATGCTGTTGATGGTGAACGACCCGGGAGCATACTGATCTATCGTGTATGTCTTATCCTTGGCGAGTTCGATGAGCACGTTGTAGGAGTCGACCGTCATGCCGGCGATACCCGTGTTCCCCTGCGCTCCGACAGGACCCGTGACCCCTTGGATACCCTGTACGCCAGTGGCACCTTGCGCTCCGACAGGACCCGTGACCCCCTGTATCCCTTGCTCGCCGGTCGCACCTTGATTACCTTGAGCGCCGGTTTCGCCTTGCGCTCCTTGAAGTCCGGTGTCACCCTGTGAACCTTGGGCTCCTGTTTCACCGATGGCCCCTGTCTCTCCCTGTTCTGCTTGGGCTCCTGTGTCCCCTTGCGAACCTTGAAGTCCGGTATCACCCTGCCATCCTTGCGCGCCGGTCTCTCCAATAGCCCCGGTGTCACCTTGTGCACCTTGAAGGCCCGTCTCGCCTTGATCCCCTTGATCGCCTTGGACGCCTTGAGCGCCGGTGTCGCCTTGGTCACCTTGTGTCCCTTGTACCCCCGTCTCTCCTTGGTCACCTTGTACACCCTGTGCCCCGGTGTCACCCTGTAAACCTGTCTCACCTTGGAACCCGGTCGATCCGCGTGCGGAACCGGCAGAGGTCTGTACCCAAGCACCTGATGCCCCGAACGATGCATCCCACAGGTATTCGCATTCATCATCCGTGTCCCAAAAATGCTGTAGGTTGACCGGGTTGGCGGGGAATGATGTGCCGAGACTGTAATTCATGCTACCTGTGGCACCGATAGCACCGGTGTCACCCTGCTCTCCCTGTTCTCCGGTGGCGCCTTGGATGCCTTGTACCCCCGTGTCACCCTGCTCACCCTGTATCCCCTGTTCCCCGGTGGCTCCTTGGATACCTTGAACGCCCGTGTTTCCCTGTATGCCCTGTATCCCTTGCTCGCCGGTTGCACCTTGGATACCCTGTATACCTGTATCTCCTTGATCACCTTGGGCACCATCAAGGCCTGTGTCACCTTGGACGCCCTGTACTCCGGTAGCACCGTCCATGCCGAACAATCCTGTAGGACCCTGCAGGCCGGTGGCCCCAACCCCGGCGCCGGCCGAAGTCTGTACCCACGCACCTGAATCTCCGAAGGACGAATGCCATATGTACTCACGTTCGTCCTCTACATCCCAATAGTGCTGAAGATCTGTTGGGTCAGCCGGGAAGTCGCTCCCGAGCGTGTAGTTCATAGTTCCGGTGACGCCTTGCAGACCGGTGTCACCTTGAATACCTTGGGCTCCAGTTTGGCCTTCAGCCCCGGTCTCTCCCTGATCACCCTGCGATCCGGGGTTACCTTGAATACCTTCAGCACCTGTCTCACCTTGCGCACCTTGAAGTCCGGTATCGCCTTGAGGCCCCGTCACGCCGCCTGCAGGGCCTGTTATGCCCGGTTCACCGGTCAGACCCTGTACGCCGTCGTCCCCGGTCGTACCCTGGCTTCCTTGGTCTCCTGTGAGGCCCTGCACGCCATCCGTTCCGGTTATCCCCATCAAGCCCGTAGGGCCTTGAAGACCGGTCACCGCCTGATAACCGGTAAGCCCCTGCGCACCCACCGCACCCGTAGGCCCCTGAAGACCCGTAGGAGACATGCCGGTAGGCCCTTGTACTCCCTGCTCTCCGGTGATGCCGCCATACCCCGTAGAACCTCCTGGGACGCCCTGTACGCCCGTATGACCCTGCGGACCGGTGATCCCCCAGAACGACCCTCCAGCGGCCCCTGTGACGCCCGTGGCGTCTATCAGGTTGTCGACCTCGACCACCACGTTCGGGGAGAACTGCGCCGTATCGGCCGTCTGACCATCGTTTATCTTGAAGATTAGCCCAAAGTAATAACCATCGGCTACGCCCGTTACTCCGCCCGGGTCAAACCGGTAGTCTATCCGCTGTAGTCCGTTCGGGAGATCCGATGCCGAATAATCAAGCAGGCCCGTGTAGAACAGGTCATTTCCGACCTTGCTCCACCTGGACTCCGTGGATGTAGGGGCGGTACAACGGTATACCTCGGCTGTCAGCGCCTCGAATCCCGTGAGGCCGGCGATGTTGACGTCGATGGAACCCTCGAGCGCCGACCATTGGTTCAGGGAAAGGGCGGTGTTCGGGCCGTCATACTGCTTGCCGTACGCATAGTACTTCAGCGGCGATACTCTCATGGCCTCATCCTATCGTGTCGTCCACTTTCAGGACGGTCTCGTTGGAGAAGTGCGGCCCGGTGGCCCCGGCCCACACCTCGACCCCGTAATATTGGCCATGGGCCGCGCCGGTCACGTTCGGGAACGACACGCTCCAGCTCACCCGGTAGCCTCCGTCCGGCCCTGTCTGCCCGGATACCACAAAACAGCCCGTAGGCTGCACCTGATACTTCCTGTCCCATCTGTCGGAGTAGTACCCCGTCGGAGACCCCACACGCCACACGGCACCGGTGCATCCACCAAGAGCCAAGTCTCCATCATAATAATCCTCTTCGGCTCTCACCTGAGAGGCCAAATTAACGGTATATGACCCGTCCCTGTCCTGGCCTTTTGTTCCGTACACGTTCAAATCAAGCGGGACCGGTCGCGTGAACTTGTACCACTTCCGGGAGTCAGAGGATGCCGCTATGTATCCAGGCATCAGGACCTCACCTCGTTCAAGGTAAGCGCGACCCGCCAGAAGTTCTCACCCCACATCCCCTGGTCATTCCATTCCGTACACCTGCACGTAATGGGCCATGACCCTCTACGCGGCCCCCAAGGATACTGTACGCCGGCTATGGACGCCACTGTGAACGACGACCCCCGCACCGTACGCAGGTAGGCCCTCAGGTTCCGCATGTCGGTCACCGACAAGCTAAAGACCCCTTGGAAGGTCCCCGCGTCCGCAAGATGATCCTGATACGCGTAGGACCCCACCATCGTATCTATCTTGTTCACCGATACGGACGAATCCGCCTCGTATCCGTGGTCGAGGTACTGCAACGTGGGGAGGGTAGCGGTGCCGATGAGCGAAGGTGACAGGGCCCTCAATCTCATACTGACCCCGAACCCTCCCCACGATCCCTGCTTGATGGTGCCGAAGTCCAGCACGGTAGCCGTTATCGAACCTGAATGGTCCACGTCCTCCCCGAAGATGTGTTCGTCGCTGGCGAACCAATCCAAAGTAAGTTCATTGTCTCCAGCGGCACGGTTCTGCTGCAAGGCGTCCACCAAGTTATTGATGTCCGTCATGTGACCATATACGCGTATCTGGGACTCGTAGACGTCAGAAGTGGCACCCCTGTCGGCCCCCACGTAGGAACCGTCAGAGCATTTGACCCACGTGATGGCGAGTTTCGTGCGCGGGGTGAAGTCCTTCAAGACCTTCACGCTGACCGGGTCGCCAATGCCTGTTCCGTCTATCCTCATTCAGGCCACCGTCCCCTGTACTTGGCCTCAAGTACGAGGCTCCTCAACTGCTCTATCTGCTTCTCCTGCGCGCCCCTCAACGCCGCCACCGTGGACGCGTCCGCATTGCCGGAGATATTGATGCTGGCGTCTATGGTCTGTCCGCCCATGCCGCCCGACTTGATGGCGTCGGCGAGCATCGCCTGGTCGGCCTGCGTCAGTATCATCTCTCCCGAGTTGACCCGGGCCGGGACCTTGTCCCCCGTGAAGGAATTGCCGGGGACCACACCACCCTGCGCGTAGGACTCGGCGGCGATGGTCGCTATCTCTGCGGCGCCGGCGGCGGCCACCAACAGACCCGTGATGATACCGTACACACCTTCCTTGCCGAGTTCCTGCACCACGCCGGCGGCGGTGTTGATCACGGCCTCGGCGATGCGCAGGGCCTTCATCTCCTCGAACTCTCTCTTGCGCCTCGACTCCGCCTTGGCGCGGAGTTTTTCTAGTTCGGCTTCCTTGTACTCCTGCGCGAGCAGGGAGTTTTCGATGCGCCGTTCTTCGCGTTCCTCCCAACGGTCGATGTCCTTCATCTGGTTCTCGGAGATCTGGTTGGCCAACCCGCTGAACGCGTCGAACACCTGCATCCCGTAGTCCATCATCTCCACGGTGGTGTCCGCGACCACTTGCCGGTGCTGCGCGGCATAGTACCGGTCGATGTTGGCGACGCCGTCCGCGTAATCCTGATATGCCACGAGGCCTTTCTTGTAGGCCACCTCTAGGTCGGACAGGGCGCGATTCTGCTCGGAGATAAGGCTAAGCCCCTGCCCCGATGGTCCAAACTCCGCCCCGGCCGCCTTCGCCGCCCAATCGGAAAGGATCTCATAGGCTGAAATCGACCCCTCAACAATGGCCTTGCGTTTTTCCAAAGAGGATATGGCTGCCTTGTCCGCTTTGATGTATCCTTCGACATATGACTTGAACATTCCGTACAAAATCTTATCAAGATCTATTTCTTCCTTCTTGAGTTTATTCTTGCCACCAAGTAGTTCCAACAGTTTGGCAAGTTCGGATTGAAATTTCTTCTCGGCGTCTGCTTGCTCCTCTGTGTTCCACTTATCCTGCACACGCAAGGCTGTATACTTCTTGAAATCACCAATAAGAATCTGAAGGCGCCTTTGTATCGTATCCCCTTCTTCTCCAAAAAGCCCAAGTTTGCTTGATTCCTCTGACATTGTTTTGCTCAGTTCTTTGGACATCGCGTGCGACATAGTCGATACATTCTTTATATTTTTCTCAAGAGCCTCCGGTATGGAAAGCCCTATCTTGTCGGCGACTGCTTCCATGCCCTTCAGCATGTTATCCGCCGCAACCGCAACGGCCTTCGACGCAATAGATAATGAACCAAAAATACCCGCGTACAACTTCCTGCCCAAATACTCAGCAAAACCTGAAAACACCGTGTCCACTAAGCTACGAATAAATAGCAGGAATTTTGTAAAATATACCGGATCAAGAAAGAGCATGTTGAACGCTTCTTTTTGAAACTTCTTTGCCAATCCTTGAGTGCCAAACGCCATGACATCAAGCATCTTATCCCAAGCGGAGGCTATGTCCCTCATGGCGGTGGCCATGAATTTTGACAGGTCGCTCATCGCGCTTGTAAGACCTGCCAGTAATGGCGCCGCGGCTTCTGCCTTCATGCGCTTCATCTGCGCAATCATAAGACCGAAAGCATCGTTGAATTTATCGCCAGCGAGCACTGCCTCGGTGGATATTACTATCCCCATCTCTCTCGCAGCCGCACGTGTCTCCTTGAAGGAATTCTTCCCCTTCCCCATTATAAGCGCTATTTCCTGCGCTGACTTGCCGAACAACTTGTAGGTTATGATGGCTCTTTCCGTGGCATTATCTATGCTTCCTAGAGCATCAACAGTGTCAGTGAAAAGTTCGTCGACGGACCGTAGACTTCCGTCCGCATTCTTCAATTCCACGTTAAGCAACTTAAATGATTGCGCCAAGTTGGCGTCGCCGGTCACAGCCTTCTGTACATTCTGCAGAAGAATGTTCATCGATGTCGAGAAATTCTCGACGCTCGTGCCCGCTTGGCTTGCTACAAAGGAAATTTCCTGAAAGGCGGGGATGGCTATGTTAAGCTTCTTCGACGTATCCGCTATGCGGTCAAGTTCATCCGCAGTGCTTTTGAGACCTTTCCACACGGTCTCGGCTATCTTAAATCCCGCGAATGCCACGGCCGCTGTCTTTGCAACGGAAGCAAAAGAGGCCATGCTGTTGCTTGTACCCTTGACGGAACTCTCAAGCTTTTTCAGTTCCGGAGTAACCTTGTTTTCGAGGATGGCCCTAATCTTGATGTCTCTTGCCACGAGCAGCCCCCTTCAATGCCTGCATCTCCTGCTTCGCCTTCGCCGCCGCCTCCGCCTGCCACTCAGATAAACACGAGCGGTACAGGTTCAGGGCCTCCACCCACCTTGCTGGCCTCTGTTCGAAGGGGACTGCGCATCCGAACTCCTTGTCATGCGCGTACTCTTCATACCAAGCCGATACTATCTCAGGGACGAACAGTATGGGGCAACTGTACCACACGTCCCCTTCGTACTCCCAGACCGGTTCCTGCGCTGGTTCTTCGCACCCGCTCAACGACTTCAACTGCGGGTCCCCGGTGCAGGCCTTGCATGATAGTTCAAGGCCCCCGCCGTGGAGGGCGGCTAGGATCTTAAACCCATCGCCTCCGTCCCCATGAGGCCATTCATTCGAAGTATGCACATCGCGAGGTCGGCGACCACAGGGGCCGGCACCAACCTGAATGTCTCACGGTCGGCTCCTCCCTTTGGATCCTGTTTGTACGGTATCTCTTCGGGTATTTCGGGAGCGATATCGTATAGATCCTTCCACCCCACGACCACTGACGCCACGACCTCGCGTAGCTTGTCGTCGTCCATCTGCTGGCCCTTCGACTTGCGCTTGAGGTCGTCCATCTCTCCACGGGTCATGGCCCTGATACTGAACACAGGGCGCATGTTCTCGGGTACGACGTACTCCTCCTGCCCCGTGTCGCCCTTCTTCATCAAATAAGGACCCGGGATGTACTCCAAAGTCGCCTTGGTGCTGAAAGGGAGGAGCCCAAGGAGCTCCTCCCGTTTTTCCGCTGTCATCCTGATTTCCGCCATCTTGTACCTTCCTGTCAGATTTGAGTATTTATGATAAGTCCTTATGCCCTCTTACCTTGGAGAATTTCGAATGTCGTCTCGGGTGAGAACACGCTGTTCGTCAAAGCGCCGGTGACCCCGTTCGCCTGAAGCTTGAACGACTGGTCCCACGCGACGATCCCCTCGCGATTTGCCACAGCTGCGCTGATAAGTTGAGCCTTGGGTGCTTCCAACCAGAACTTATTGTCCAACCCTGTGTCACCGATGCCGATCCTGAACGTGTCCGGGCATCCCGTGAGACCGCTCGTCAACTGTCCGAACACGTCCCGCGTGGCCACCAACTGCGCCAACGGGTTCATGGTCAGACGGGGGCGCCGTGCGGTGATCATGTAGTACGCCACGCCGGCCGCATCGCTCTGGTCCAGCACCGCATTGATCTCGTTGCCGAAATCAAGTTGGAAGCTTGAAATCTTCTCCGCGACCGTGCCCACGTAGGCGATGTTGGAGAGCATCTTGTCCGAGCACGACGTATCGAGACCCATTGCAAGCGGTATGCTCGCGTAAGCCACGTCGACCACGTCGCTCACCACGCCCGAGAACGTGAACGACGCCATCCAAGGCTTGCCCACGCCGTCCGCTCCGATGACGCAGTTACCCATCGCGCCCTTGATCTTGTAGCATACGGCGCTCGGGGTGGCACCCGTCTGGCAGTCGTACATCCACAAGGTCATGGTCTTGATATCGTACTCCTTCAAGGGCTGATATCCGATGCCCGTCGAGGCGTACGTCACCGCCTTGGCCCCGCACCCCTTCAAGAACTTGGACCAATCGGGTTCCGAAGCCACGGCTCCGGACCACGCACAGCGGACGCTGAACGTGATCTGTGCAGTCTGGATGCCCGTGATGGTGTGGTCCTCGCCATGGTCGCCGCGGGCCCACTTCGAGTTTTCGTCGTCGACTTCGACGTTGATGGTGATCTGCGGGTCGCGGATACGCACATCGAAGTCCGCCCCCGTCAGAGTCTCCATCGTCCCGGCCGTCGTCTCAATCTTGCCGACCAGGAACCGCAGATTCTGGCTGAGATATCCTGCCATTTGCCGCTCCTTCCTACTCCGTCACGTCCTCGGCGACGGCACTGTTGGTTAGTTCAGCGGGTTCCGACCTGGACGACCGCCTGCCCTTACGTTCAGCCTTGGGCTCAGGCTTTTGTTCAACCTTCGGCGCAGGGGGAACATACCCCGGCACGCCTTCACCGGCTCCGTATATCCTCCCGTTCCATTCAAGTATCCCCTTCACAGGGACCACGTACATGCTCATGCTCCGTCCGCTCCCGTGGTTGGGTCACTACGGTCCTGCACGTAGTCGACTGTGAACTCCGCTATCATGCGTTTTGGTATGAGCAGATCACCTTGCGGCTCCCTCTCACGCCTCATGCGTTGGTAGCGCACCACGAAGCATGCTGACAGGTTGTAGTTGATGCCGAACAGCTTCTTGAGGTCAGACAAGGCCTTGTTCAGTTCCTCGTTGATCTCGTAAACCTGCAGACCGCTTGTGACCTCCTGTGGTAGCCTCGCACGCACTACTATTTCATATGTGGCCCTGTTCATGTAGGCGCCGGAGTGAGCGCCGGTGTCCTCGTCGAGGTTCTCCTCTTCAAGGAGCATTATCTCCGCGCTCGGGAACTCCTGCCTTGCCATGTCGGGGTCGTTCACCGTCCCCCAAGTGAAGAAGTACGGGCCTTCCCTCATGCCAAGGATGGCATTCTTCATGCCATCTTCTATCTGTGTCAGCATGTCGGTGGCCATGTTACCTCTTCTTCTCGAAGTACTTGAGTATCAGACGCTGGTTCTCGAGGATCTCGTTACTTTGAGACCTGAGATATGATATGTCATTCAACGACGCCTCGATGTACTGCATCCTGTGTTCAAGCGCGGCGTCCCGTGTCTCCATCTGTTTCCATGTCCAAGCCCAGACCCCGGTGGCCAGACCAAGCAGCCCCACGAACCCGATAAGTGCCGACCGCCAATACGTCGCTATGCGCAGGAATATCTTCTCGCACTGTTCGAGTCCACCGCAGTAATCAGCCATCATCCCCTCCACACATCGACAGAGGTGACTCTGTCAGAAATGGCGTTGACGTCACCGGTGAGCATATGCGGGGTGATCTGCTTGACGAGCGAGTCCACCATCTTGCGGTGCATCTCGAACCCTATGAGGTACTTGTTCGACTCCGGCACCTCTGTGTTCGACCCCGCAATCTTGTCCTGGCAGAACCGCATGAGCGTATACTCCACTGCATACCTGCGGACCTTGTAATGCAAAGGGGCCACACATATGTCAGTGGTGGTGCGCACTCCGATGGTCTCGGCGAGATCATTGACGGCGTCGTCTGCTTCAAGGATGTACGGCGTGATGTCGAAACCGTCCACAATCTTGTCGGTGACGTCGCTGGTGGATATGTAGCTCATCTCAGAACCCCGCCGCAGTTATGGCCTTGTCAAAAGCCGTTTCAATCTTGTCGCGGATGCTGTCTTCCTTGCGTTCCATGGCCTGATACACGAACCTGTCCGGAGGGCGCTTGTTCGTACCCTCGTGGACGTATTTGCCATAGTCGGCAAGGCCGTTGTCGATGTATAGATTGATTGCGGACTGCACTATCTCGGACTTGGTGGCACGTTCGAGCAATCCGCTGCGGATCCGGTACCTGTGGACTGTACGGGCCTCTCGTTCCAATTCCTTGGAGGAGTTTTCCTGAGCCTCCCGTACGAGCCTTTCCGCGTTCCTTGAGAGTTCGCGCAGGCCCGGGGTCGCGTCATCTATGACTTCGACTTTCAGGGCCATATGGCTTGAGGGGGCCTATCCGGCCCCCTCGCCTTCCCTTACGGAAGCTTGTACGCCTCGATGGTGCCGGTCACACCGCAGTCGATGTAGACGTCACCGGTTGACATGTTGCGGAAACGGCTTCCCTCAAGCAGGATAACTTCCTTGCTCGTATCGGAGACCGTGACCGACAACTTGCCGATACCGGCACTGTCGTAGTCACCTGCGATGAAGTCGATGGCACCCGTGGCACCCGCGTCCTTCGACAGACGGATGACAAGGCGCTGGTCGGCACCTCCGACGTCCACTGCGAACCCTGATGCTCCCGTGGCGCCGGCCATGATTGTGGAAGTGATGGCAGCGTTGCTGTTGCTCACCGCGCTGGTCACTGTGATGGAAGTTCTTGCCATGTTACTCTCCTGTACTGTTCAGGGGGAGGTTGCCCTCCCCCGGTTGGTTACTGCTGGTTAGGAAATCGTGCAGGTCAGGCAGGCGAGGTCGTACGGACGGATGACCTTAGCACCGGCGACATGCAGACCCACCAAACCCCGACCTATCTTCGTCGGGAGCAGGGAGGTTTCCTGAACGCTGTTGATCTGCTGCACCAAGGAAATGGCGCGCTTGGTTCCCGCCATGACGAAGTACTTCGTCGAGGAGGTCGCCACGTTGTTCGACTCGTAGATGTCGAACCCGTAGGCACGAGCCACACGGCCGTTGTTCACCACACCCTCCGCAGGCATGTTGGTTGCCACGCTCGCCACGAGGTCCGAAATCAGGTGGGCCATCGAGGGCGGGCAGACGAGCCAACGGCCATCCGTCGGGGCATTCGCCTCAGACAGACGCTGTCCGATGAGGTTGAGGTACGTCTTGATATTGGAGCTGGAAATGGAGATGGGCGATGCCGTGGTGCCCAGACCGGTCTTCACGCCGGCGCTGGAGTACAGCGCAGCGATGTACTGGTCAAGAGCGTCGGCCGTCTTGTAGGACGCGTTGTCGGCGATCGCGGCCATCGGGTCAATCGCCATCTGCTTGAGGTCCACTTCATCGAACCTGACGGCAAAATATTTGAGATGGTCGATGACGAGTTCCTGAGACGCATCGTCCAGGCTCTCCCACGTGATATCCTGACCCTTCGTATATGTGTTCACGGTCACGTCCGCGAACTGAGATACCTTGACCCGGTCTCCGGCCTGAAGGATGGTGCTGGTCTGGGCGACGTCGCCGTTGGTCAAACTCGCGAAGACCGTGCGCTTCCTGTTCGCCTGGAAAATCATGTCGGCAAGCAGGTTAGGAATGAAATTGGCTGCCATTGCTGAATCCTCTCGTTACGTTGTTGGTACCGCCTCTGCCGCTCGTATCGCATTCCAAGAGGCATACACCCCCTGGCGGTCTGCCGCTATTTCAGCCTGACTCATCGATTCGAGTTGCTGACGACTGTACTTTGCCCCGGTAGGTCCGGCATTCCGTGCCGTGGTCCTTGACCCGGGCGTCTGTTGGTTGCGGAGGATATCGGACCTCGATTCGAGCAATTTCTTCACTCCTGTGTCAAAGTCCACCGTATCCTCACCATCTATGAACACCACCGACTCATCATCGTCGTCCAGCTTCACCTGCCCCTTGCTGATGAGGCTGTCTGCAAGCAGGTCGTGGGCCAGGACCTTGTCCCGGAGGGCGTCTGCGAGCTTGGACCTGATGGTCTTCTGCGCCGCCTTCGCCTTAATCTCGGATGATGCCTGCCGCTCCTTTTCCAGTTCCTTGCGGGTCTTGTCGAAGTCCCGCCTGAGCTTCGCGAGTTCCTTCGCCACGTCGCTTTCCTCCCCGGACGGTGTCACGCCTTGATGGGCGCTTCCAAGCTTCTCGGAAAGTGTCTCCGCGAACGTGTCGACGTCCTCGCCTTCCTGGTAGCCAAGTTTCGCAAGAACGGCCTTCAACTTCTTGACCTGCTCCCTGCGGTTCCTGGCCTCGGAGTTGGCCTGCGACTTCTCCGTCTCCCCTCTCTGCCTTTCGGTCCCGATCGCCTGCTCCACGAACGCCAGGATATCACTCCCGTTCTCGTTCTTTTCCAAAGCGACTTTCAGGTCCTCCAACGATTGAATCGACATATTGACCTCCAGGGTCTCTGCCCTCCAGGGGCGCTGTGGGGACGTATCCCCGTGAATGGAAATGACTATGAACGATGTATTAAAGCCTCAAAAGAAGATACGCCTTGATAGGCGGGTTGTCATCCTCCCAATGTTTTATGAACCCGTCCCCGGGTCCGGTGTAACACGACAAACACCCCTCGCGCAGGCTGGTTAGCAATGCCTCGCTGATTTGAAAAATGGCCTGTCCCCCAGGCACCAACTCAATGAAGGAATCCACCCCATACGGATCCTTCACTGGCACATCCGATATCTGGATATAGCCTACGCGCTCTCCGCTGTACACCAGCATCACGCCGGAAATGCTATTCTGCAGATTGCCCAGTATCTCCATCTTCATCTTCGTCGTCCTCCTCCTCCCTGTCCGGGGCGGGCTGTGCCGGGGCGGCCGGCTGGGCCTGTTCCTCGGCGTATATGTCATCCACTATCTTCTGGACCTCCTCCGCATCCTCGTCGGCGAACAGCAGGCGTGCCAACTTTTCGAACACCTTCTGGCGCATCTTCTTCGGCGGACTCATTCCCAAGGCCTTGTCGTAGACGTCCACCTCTGCCCCCGTATCACCGGGTTGGAAATCTTCAGGATACTGTACCGTGTACGTGAACTCCTCACCCGTCCACAGCTTGAACAAATCCATGACGGAGTTCTCGAAGACCGTGGCCATACGGGAGGTCTTCTTGAGCTGGGTCTCCTGCCCATAGAACCTGTAAGCCATTGATACGCCTGAACTTTCAGAGCGCACACCATAGACGCCCTGCTGTTCGGCCATCCTGAACAGGTCTTCTCGGTTGGCCTTATTCGCCTCGACCAACCCGGCCATGATGCTCGGGTCCGGGCTTATATAAGTCGGGGCGATGGTGGCATCCATGGGTATGACCAACGCGTTCTTCGGTCCCACGGTTACGGAGGCCACGTTGTCGGTCTGTATTACCAGCAAAGAGAAGCCTGAACTTCTCTGCAGATCCCTGATTTCAGAATCGAGGTTCCATATAACGAGGTTCAGCATGGCTATGTCGTACATGGGCGGTAACACCAAAATGGCGTCCTTTGAGCGTTTTCTGACGGCATACACCTGCACAACAGGTATGACTCCAAGGCCGTGGACCACTGGTGTGCCGACCTCGACCCACTCGAGCCTTGACACCCCGTCTATGTTCTTTGTCTGTTCCTCCATGAGTACAGAGTACTCGGTGGTCCACTTCATGGCACGACGGTGATAGGTGCCTTCACGCAGTACGGCCGTCTCCGCGAACATGATATCCTCGAGTTTCCCGAACTCGTCACAATGCCATGCCACCACCTCTTCCGCGGTCTTTTTCACCGTGTAGGGCATGATGCGGGAGTCTATGGCCTGCTGTGCCGTTGCCGGCTGTTCCTCGGCGGAGAAGTTGTCGATCAAGCAGAAACAGACCCCGTGACGCCGTGCGGTTTCCACGATATCCTCCGTGTACTCCTGCATGGGGGTGCCATCGTTGTCGACGTCCTCGATGAACGTGTTGGCCATCAGGTTGTCGGTCTCGTTGCCGGCCTCGTCCGTGATGACCCTGGGGGCCTCCTCCGAGAACACGGGGTCGATAAGGGCACGGATGATGGGCTTCACGAAGTTCTTGTACGCCGCTATCGTCCGGCGCTCCATGTAATGGTACTCCCTGTTGAACGGCACCAGGTACTTGCCGCTCTTGACGTCTCCGTCCCCGAAGTAGCAGTCGTCCATCAGTTTGTACGGACTCACGGACTTGGGATCCACGAAGTCGTAGGTATACGACCTGCTTGGATCGGACGGGTATATCTTCGTGCCGCCCTGCAAAGGATTCACCCCAAGCTTTTCTTTGACGGTTATGATGTCGCTTTGGTCAGCCATATCACTCCTCCTCTTTACACAGGCAGCGACACGTAGGCCGCATTGCCCTTATGAGATAATACCGCGTAAGAACCTGAAACTGCATCTATCTGGTCGTCATACTTGTGCGTGTTGTCGCCGGTGAAGGCGGCACACTCGTCCTTGAACTCCTGTAGCCATGGCCCATCCATGACGGACATCCTCCCCAATTCCGCCTGCGACGCCCACGGCATCGCCCGGGCAAGCTTATCCCCGCGGGGCTTCATGGCCTTTATGGTATGCATCCTGAGTCTCTGGTCCACCCTCAGGTCGTCGATGATGGCCTGCTGCTGTCCGGCCTGCTCTACCCCTATGACGATATCGGTCCCGTCCGATACGGCCGTGGCTACTATCAACTCCTTGAGTTTTGGATAGATAAGCTGGCGGCGCACTACGTCCGCGACACAGAAGTTCGCCCCTGAAAACAGGCACAAGGCCCCCACGGACCAGTCTGCGGACTTCTTCTCGCTCACGGCCAGGTCCCAGAACCGGCATCCGCCGGAGGGGTGGATGTACGGTACGACCACGAACTTTGACGGGTCGATCACGCCGCCGTGTATCTCCACGATCTCGGCGTCGAGTTCCTGTGCCGCGAACCGGGAGGTGTACTGCGCTCGCATGGACTCTATGTAGCCTGACGGCAGGAACGTGTTCTCCGCCGTTTTCTGGACGATGAGGAGGACGTCGGCATTCGATGATAGCTTCCAGACCCAGTCCTTACCGCACGGGGATGAACATATGTACCATTGGCAGTCGTCACTGTTGCGGAGACGTCCGAGCATGACCTCAAATAACGTGGAATCTTCAAACAGCCTCGCCTCGTCCACGAAGAAGTCGTGCAGGTTCAAGCCACGAAGGGCATCAGGATTGTCTCCGGACCTGAGAAGTATCTCCCCCCTCCCCGGGAACGAGACCCGCATATCCGTGCGATTCACGTAGCAATTCTGGCTGGGGAGGCATCCGTAGAGGGGCAGGCAGGAGAGCATGGTATTGAGAACCACGTCCGCCAGTATGCGATAGGTAGCCGCCACGATACACTCCCTGCGCCCTCGTATGAGCGCGTTCTCGATCGCCTTGTAACACAGGATGCGCGTCTTCCCGGATCCAAGGCCGCCACGATAAATGGTGCCCTTGGCCGTGGACTGCAAGAACTGCCCCTGCTTCGGGAGCAGCTTTATCCGTGCATCCTTTGACACTCTATCCTTCTCCGTGCAGGTATTCCGAGACCCTTTGCCGCCCGTGCGACCTGCGGGATCTGGCATGCGCTATGGCCACGGCCTGCGCCTGTGCCTTCTCCTTGGCGCCCGGACCTACGTAGCAATGACCGTTCGCGCCGAATTTCCAGCCGCGCTTACCCCTTCTGGTGCACGTCATCAACGGCATGTTTCGGCATCCTTTCCTTGAGTTCGTCTACAAGAGTCATGGCGTCCTGAGACCCCATCACCTCCAAATAGACCTCCCACGCCGCGTCGTAGGCCGCCTTCTGGATTGCGTTCATGGTCTTGCTGCATTCCCGTACCCACAGGTAACGTTCCTCCTCGCCGGCCGGGAGACCGAGATCCTCTCTGCTCATGTACTGCACGAGCCTGTCCAATTCCTCGGTGAACGCCGCCATGGCGGCGCCCTTCAAGCGATCGGGGTCGTTGCCGCACGGAAGTATCAAGCAATCATGCGCCATCCTTCTTCTCCGGTTGCGGTTGAATTTCGTATATTATCTTGGTCGGACCGGTAATGGTCTCCCCTCCGGTGGTCAGGTCCACGCGTTCTGTGTAGCCGCCCATCAGCTTGTTCAGTTGTTCTATGGCGGCGAGCTTCGAATGGAGCTTAATCCTCAGGCCTGCCTTGCCTTCCTGAACCGATTCAACCAAGCGCGGGTCGTACCCGTCCTTTACGTTGATTTGCCCGTTTTTGACATCAAAAACATCGTCTGAATTGCTGTAGGCGATCCGGGTGAGTTCTTCTATGTTACGAGAGAGGATATCACCGTACTGTTGGCGGCGCTCGGCTTCAGCGGCCTTTATGGCCTCCATGATCGCCGGACGCTTGAGGAGGGTCCAAGCGTTGTGCTTCGCTGAACCAGGTGCGTAGCCGGCCTTCTTGTACGCATCGAGGGCATTGTAAGACTGCAGATAGTACTCGGCGAACTTTGCGGATCGTCCGGTAAGCATACGTGTCCTCCTGGGACGCTGTGACCTCCAGGGTCGCTTGGATGGCCAGGGGCGCCGGTCATCCGTAGATGGTAATCAATATCAACGCTTTATTTATGGGACCCCGGGCAGAAGACCGTGGCTATGTTGAGGAAGTCCATCAAGTACTTCACGACCTCTTCCGGGTCCCCCTCGATGCACAGCCCGGGTTTGCCATTCTTCTCCATGACCTTGGCGACTACATCCTTCGGGAACTTCACCTGTATTTCGATTTTACGGCTACTCATTTCCACGCCCTTATTCTAAGGTTTGCGATACGAACATATTCAGGTGACTGCTCGATGCCGACGGCGTCCATGCCGAGTTGCTTGCAGGCGATAAGCGTCGTCCCCGTCCCCGCGAAGGGATCCAGTATCAGGTTATACTCAGGCATCTTTACAAGGCCACAGAGCCAGCGCATGAGGGACAGGGACTTCACGGTAGGATGGCTGCAGGCGATTGCTTTCTGCTCTCTCACGTATCTATTCGGTGAAGCAAGGTTGTTGTCGTGGTGTGTATCATCCCAGTATGTCATGCACTTTGGCTCTGTCAGCCCCTTCTCTTTCTCTTTCCGTCCGGCCTTGGCGCCATACAGGAATGGCGGATAGTCCCCGGACTCTGCGGGGCATGAGGTGAAGAAACGCGCCACGCTTCCGCCGATGTCTGATATTTTAGATTCCATACTTTTGAAACGCCAACTTTTTTTGCTTGGATCCAAATATTTGTTATAGGCGGGATGAGGTTTAGTAGGCGGCCTTGCACCAGCCTTGGCGAACTCAGCCAGCACTTCCGGCGATGAGTCATGAGCCAAGTTGGCAGGAAAGCGCCCAGAAGGGTGGGCAGGGCCACCGCGCTCTTTTGGTTTTCCTGTCCTAAACATTGTAGCATTTGGCCTATCGTATCCTTCGTGGCAGGCGCCCCTGGCGATATTAACCGTATCACCACTTTGTATTATCGTGTCTTTCGTGTCCACTCTTGAGTTATCTATCGCCAGAGCCCCTGTCCCATGCTTCACGCAATTCTCTGCGATGGACAGGCCCTTCTCTATCGGCTTGCGAAGTAGCCACCAGTCTTCCACGGCAGGCTTGAGCGCTGTCCCGTACCCGGCCCATGTCTTGGCGTCAGGCGTAGAGGGGGCGGTGACACATGTCTCATGTGGTGGTTGTCCCATACCTTGCCACAATCCGCCGTCAGCACCAGCAGGTAGAGTAGGTAGAATTGCTTTACCTACCACTTCTCTCACCGCACCGGCCTTCTTATCAATGTGCTTGTCAATGGCCGCGCTCTTCGGAAACCCTGAGCCGAAGGCGAATGCTACCCTGTCCCTTACTTCCCACCCCGCATCTTCCCACGCCGTAGCCGTCCAATGTGATGTCCGCGGAAGCCCCCACACCAAGGCATGAGCGCCAGGCTTGCATACCCGTAAGCATTCCTTGGCCACACCTGTCATCCACGCGATCCATGCGTCACGCCCGCCCTTGTCCTTGTCCCACTCTTTGCCCATGAAAGCTATACCTGCAGGCGGGTCGGTGACGACGGCCGTAAAAGTATTGGCGTCCATGGACTTCAGGACATCAAGGCAGTCGCCCAGGATAAGGCGCTGACCTGATGTAGGATCTTCCTTCTCGAATAGGCATTCGGATTCGATCATGGTACCTCTTGCATTGGTACACAACTGTACAGACAGACAGACAACTTAAAACGATGTAAACTTCGCCCAGATCCTTGGTGCTACTGCTTTTGGTTTTGCTGACATTGCCATGTCCTTTCAGGTTATCATGGCAAGTACCGCCCCATGAGGGACGGTACCCAGACTCCTCGTACACATGGTACGTGAGCTAATCATGCATCCTTCGATACCGCTAACCAACTCTACTACATCACCAACCGAATACTTACTCATACATCCCTCGCTTTGGCCCCCAGGGCCGGTATGAGATCATCATAGGCCGCCCTCACCATGGTCATGGCCTGTGACATCTCGGTATGGGTCAGATGGTAACAGTCCCTCGAGTCCGGGTAGCCGCGGGTGTACAGGCACCCCAACTCATAGGACGCCGCCTCGAACAATTCATGCACCACCACATCCCTGAGTTCCGACCCGATCAGTTTCTGGTCTATCTCGATGATGTTCTTCCCGAACGTGGTCAAACCATCGTTGTGCTTCATGGCACGGAACCTGAGCGTCCAATCCCGGCCGCCCATCCGAAAGGTTATTTCATCATATCCCTTGGGCTTTGACATGCTTGCTCCCCTTCTTACCGGGGCCGCGAAACTGTGGCTTTGCCATCCCGATGCGCTCGAAGAACGTACCCACGGCGAGTTCCACTGCCTGCCTTGACACTCCCATGCTCGACGCTATATCGGATTTCTTTATCCCATTGAGGTACAAATGGACCATGCCGGCTCTGCGTGTAGACATCTTCTTATCAATCATGGCGTGCATGCGGTCTATGTCTATGGCCCTGTCGACAGACTCCACCCAAGAGTCCTCGGAGATCACGTCCTCGTTCAAACGCACGGAGACATCCCCGCGTTCGGTGCGGGCCCATTTGGTCTTGTAGAAGTTCATCCCGAACCTGACCACGCACGTATACAGGTAGGCCCTGAAGGAACTCATGGTCTCGTCGTACTTGGACAGGCAGTCGTTGCTGCACATGCGGCACATCACATGCTGCGACAGGTCTTCCACGTCATGTTTCGGGGGCCGAAGCTTGTACACCAATATGGCCTTCACCTGGTTGATGTTGGCCTTGTTCGACAACCACTCTCGAGTATCCACGACCGTTCCGTTCATTTTAGCACCGGATAGTTCCTTGCCGCCAACAAGCCCGGCACCCATGTAGACCACGTCGGATAACTTGTCAACCATTCATGCAACCCCGGATCCTTGGAGATCACGATACACCAAGGCCCCGCGCACTTCACTATCGTATATCCCCACCCCTCACTCAAATTTATCAGGTCGTACTTGTACTCCGCACGTTCGGCGTCGTGCGCCACTATGACCTTTGCAAGTCCTTTGTCCATGGTATGTTGGATGATATGATGCCTTGCATCCCGGGTGCCATCAACGAACACGAGATCCCATTGCTCGTCGTTCCCTGTCGCCTCGGAGAGTTCATCGGCGGGATGCACGACGTCCCACCTCCCGTAGACAGCGGGGAGTTCCTTTCGTACATCGTCGATCCATGCATGCACAGTCTCTACGGTACGTACATAGGTCACCCTCTGGGTGAGGTACGGTGTCGACCACAGTCCGGCGCCATACTCCAACGCCCTGTCGGGGCGGATGTACGCTATGACCTTGTCCAGGACCGGGAGGTGACTGCAGTATCCGTCCGGGGCGCATTTTCCGGCGGCGATATCGTTAATCTTTTGTATGTCTACCATGGCTGTAAGCCTCCCAGGCGTCGTCCCAAGGAGCGGAATAGGTATTGCGGCCGGCGCAGAACGCTTCCTCGACCTCTGCCCGGTGGGTGATCTCGACTTGGTCGAGCCACGCCTTGACGTCCCAATTACGCTGGTCCAGGTACTGCTCGTACAGTGTCTGTCTTGGCATCGGCCTCACCCCGCACCATGGCCACGCACATCGATTTCAGGTTTTTGATGTTGTCGGCATAGGTCGCCGCAGAGACCATCCCCCGTTTAGCATGGTATTCCTGCGCCCTGGAAGGCATGGTCGGTGACGACAAGAAACTCATGAAAACGCTTCTACCCACCAACGACGTCTGGTCCAGGCGTTCCCCTACGGTGAGGAGATACGCCGCGTAATACAGGTCCCGTGTGCGGTACTGTATGGGTGCTGCAGTCATGCTCGCCTCCATCCATATGTCCATGCGAACTCCCGGGCCGCTTTGTGACAGTGGCTCCGGTTACGACGAGGATGCGCCAAAAGACTCTCACGCGCCTCTTTGTTATCTACAAGCCAATCGGTCATCCACTTAACGTATGTCTCCTCCTGTTCGGCTGTCCAAGACCGGGTCAAGAACCAATTCTGGTCGTCCCAATCGATGCTACTCGGCTTTGAACCGACCACCCGGCACATCTCATCGAGCGCCTCTCTCAGGATAGGTGACAGATCTTTCCAGCTCATAAGTAGGCCTTCCTTGTCTTGAACCTGAGCCATTTACGGCCGTGCCGGAACGCTTGGGGTCTCAGGTAACCGCGCACATAGGAATGTGTGGCTACCCAATGCACCCACGCCGCCACGTCCCGCTCCCCGAGGGCGTAGCATGCATACGCTATGCGGTGCAGCCAGTAACGGACAGACGTCTGGGTGACCCCGGTCCACAGGTGTTCCCGGTTGAGGATCTCGGCGACGCGGAGTTGACACTCGTGTTTGTCCATCAGTTCGATTATTTTAGCGGCTAAGGTCCCGAACGCCGACCGGACCCACTGTATGGGGTCCACTGCACATTCAGGTTTCGTCGCCAGTTCCTTGATGCGCCTCTGCGCCGCGGCGAGGCGATGGGAGATGGCGCCCTGGGTCAGACCAAGGAATGATCCTATCTCGCATTGGCGCTTGCCGTCAGCCGCCATCGACATGACGTCCTGTAGTTCTGGAGGTAACAGGTCGAAGTACTTCTCGTACAACGACTTGTACTCATTGGTGCCTATTTCAGGGTCAAATTGATTAGTATCTTCCGCATCCTCCAGGCGATCCTGATAATCGCTCATATAGGTGCTCTGCATGGTATCGCGGTAATGCAGGATACGTACGGGCTTGATATTCGGTTTGGGCCATATCCGGTCGGCAGCGAGTATGGTCCTACCTGCCGAAAGGAGGTGCCGGGCCTCGACACTCCCGGGATCACGATAATATTTGGGTACTCCGGTAAGGTCGGTGTCTTGAAAGACCCGGTTAACGCGAGAACTCATCTCCGCGTAGTTCCGGCAGCGCTGCCGGAGGTTTTTTGACCGAGACGGATTGAGCCGTCGTTTATTTCCATTCACGGCCTTGTTCTCCAAATTCGCGAAAAACGATAATATTACCTACATACGGATAATACTCTATTTCTTTGGCCTTGTCAACCTGAATTTCAGGTTTCCATGTAGGAGGCCCTGGGAGGCCTTAAAGTAACCGGACGGCCTCGGATAGGGGTCGTGGCCTTACCCTGGCGATTTGGGGCGGTTCCGTGCGTTTGGTGGCAAAGTACAGTCGAAGAGCCCGGAACGGCGCCTGCGCGAATCACTTGGCGATTTTACTATGAATTTCGCCATCATTTTTGAAGATTTCTTGAAGGCTTACCTGAGCTAGATTCAGGATTGAGCAGGACCTCGATAAATAGGCAGGTTTGATGTCTACCAAGGCGCCTATACACCGTCTGTTGTTGAATAGCTTTCCAACGTCCCTTGAGCCGTCCAAGGCCAATAGGTGCCTTCAAACAGACAGACTGTCAGTTAGGGGTCGTGGCCTTACCCTGGCAGGAAGGCCGGTTTCCGGCAGGCAGGATGAAGATTACGGGGCGGGGCCGGCGCCACGGTATGACGTCAACGTCTGCTTGATAGCAGGACTACGGCCCCCTCGTGCTCCCCGACAGTACTTCAACCCTGTCAATTCCGACCTATGTAATACAAGGTAGTATTACAAGCTTGTAATTCAAGGGTGGAATGACTGTGGGTTGATATTGCGGGGAGCACGAGGGGTCTGTTGATTTTTAGGCTACCAGGGCGTATATTGATAGGGCCGGTCAGGTGTCTGCCTGCCGGCCCTTGAGGTCCTTTGAATCCCGGGCGGGAGAGGACCTCGACGTAAGTCACCCACAATATACAGTTTCCTGCCCGAGAAAGCAACACCATGTCACGTTCTTTTGGTCGACATGCCTCCGGAGGTTTTCCCTACGTTGTAGCTGATGCTCGGTTCATACCACCAAAATTGGATGGTGGGTCGTTCGGCATCCTTCAAATCCTGCTGTGTTGGGTAGGTGGCGACGGGGTTTGCCACAAACGGTACACCACCGTTCAGACCATCTTTGGGTCCGTGACCGGGGACACCGCCAAAGAGCAGGAACGGTTCCTTGGGTTCATGGACGCCATCGGAGGAGAAGACATTCCGCCTTACGTGGAGGACAAGGCTGCGTTCGCCGAAGACGTTATAGATCTCATCCGCACCGAACGCCCGGTGGTTACCGCCTACATGCAGTCTCCAAAGGACCGACGTAGCTTCCTCTACTTCAAACGGTGCATGGCCGTGGTGCCAAAGGACGGCATCGATACGAAGTGGCCCAAGTCTGCGGACGATACCTTCAAAAAGCTTATGGGGAAGGTGTCCGGTGGAAAATTGCAGGAAGCTGCCTCCAACGGCTGACTTTCGCTTTCGACAAGTCCACTTTCGATTTTGACACAAAATAGTTGCCACCATGGGTTGACATCTGCGCACCAAAAAGGTATATTAGTGTTGTGTAGGGTACGATAGTAAACATTAACCAAGGGGGTGGAAAATGAGGACCGGTATGTTGCAGTACTGCCGGGGTGACAAGGTGGTTGGCCATGTGCTGTGCGATGATAGCGAAGAGGTCACGGACGAGACATTGATGGCCTCCGCACGCGCACATGTTGTGGACCTGTGGGACGAGGTGATACGCATTTCGAAGTCCGGGGAAATCATCGATGCATGGGATCGCAAGGACATCCAAGGGGGTGAGGTATGAAGACGGTGTACGTGTCAGATGTGGCTAAGAGGTGGGGGGTGAACTGCGATGCTGTACGGCTCTACTGTCGCCGGCATGGTGTTGAGTTCCTCCGGCGCATCGAGCCCAAGCCCGACGGTCATGGGGTCGTACGCCGGGCGCTCATCAGCGAGGAAGATTTTTCAAGACTGTGCAATCAGCGCGGTCAGTAAACCATTCACCAAGGAGGGTGGTATGAGCGTTAAGGTTGCGAGTGGTATGAGCGCGTACGAGTTCTTCACGAAGAACATGGCCCGGGACCAGAAGTGGGCAAGGAAGGTTGTTGCGGGGTTGGCGCGCAAGCTGAAGGTAACGAGTGAACAGGCCGCGCAGGCTCTGATAGACTGCCAAGCTGACAATGATGGACGTGAGTTCGTAAAATCCTTTAACTGAAGGGGGTTGATATGTCAACTCGCAGGATAATGAGAATCGTGTCTGACGACGGTCAGACCATTAGGTGCCAAGCATGTGGGTATGGACCGATCCAAGCCTGCCTGCGTGGTGGCGGTCGATTCTATCGTGGAGCCTGGCAGTGCCCGGACGGATGCAGGTGGTCTGATCAGACCATCGTGAGGCTCACCACGCGGCCGACAGAGGGTCGCTGGAACATGAGCAGGTCGTATGTCCTTGCCCAATACGGGTTGATTATGGACGAGGACGGGACGTTCGTCAAGGTGCCTTCAGACTGTTATGCTATCACAAAGGATGGTGCACATGAGTGACGACTTCTTGAAGCTCATGAAAGAAACCATGGGCGACACGGAATGGTATCGACCACGTATCGAAACTTACCCTATCGCCGGAGACGAAAGAAATGAGTATGTACTCATGTGCTTCAGCAGGCGTTTGCGCGGGGTATGTGAACAGACGGTATACAAACGTACAAAAATGCATCTGATGGTCATCATTTCTGTGTGCCGGATAATGAGCGATCGCTCCGATCCAATAACACTCAATAGTGAAATGTCTGACCAACAGAGAAAGAACGGTTATTTTGTACTCTACACTATGTCAAAAGAGAGCGGCTTTGACAGTATGATAGAACGACTTAACTCGTTTGCCGAAAATCTCGACGATGCAGGATTGGATGAGGCATATGGCACACGAAATTCTGAAGATGATTTCGAGGCTGTTGTTGGCCGTGACATGGCGAATATTATACGCGAGGCGCGAATGTTTGGTGGTGGGGCTTGACAAACGCGTTTTGATATGGTATATTGTCGTATGAATAGATTATCACAGCGCCGCGGAAGGAGGGTAGAACAGTAGGCGCACGTTTATGGATCAGCCACACACCAAAAAAGGAGAACAGAGGTGGAAACAAAAGTTGAGGTACTCACAAAGGAAGATGCACTCAAGATTCTCGATAAGAACATGAGCAACAGGCCCCTGCGGCAGCCATACGTGCGTGCGTTTCGCAGGCTCATGGAAAACGGAGAGTTCCAGGCAACCCACCAGGGCATCGCAATCACCGAAGACGGGACTCTCATCGACGGGCAGCACAGGCTCAACGCTTTCGTCACGAGCAATCTCGAAAAACTCACAATACAGGTCACCAAGGGTGCAAAAAAGGAGTGGTACTTGGCCCTTGACGCCGGCAAGCTGCGTACCATGTCTGACCGCGTGATTCTCGTGGAAGGTGACACGTACGTATCACAGGCAAGCGTACGGTGTTGCGGTGTCCTTTTCAACCTCTGCCGCGATTTCTCACCACAAACAACTATTCGTGGGTCTGGTGTCACTCCTCAAGATATCATAAGCACGTTCGAACTGTACGCCCCGGAGGTGCTTGAGGTTGTACGGCAGTCTTACCGCTGTGACAACAAGGCACCTCCGCTGTGGACAGGTCGATCCCGTTTCCAGGCGCACGCTACGATGTACTTGGTTGCCCAACCTGAAAAAGGCCGTGATTTTCTTCGTCAGTGTTGCACAGGTATTGTTAGTTCGCCGGCCATTGCAGCACTTTCAAGCAGGTTGTCGGCAAAGTATCGTGACAATGAACTCGGCATGTTCGTGAACGCGACGATTTATGCCCATTTCAAGGGAAAATACGTCAAAAAGTGCGGGCGCCGCACGAGCATCGCCAACATCATTGGGTTCACACCCAGGACGAAGGTGCTGGAAGAAAAGTCCGCTGCGTGATGTTTGCCTGAACACAAAACGGAGAGTGCGGTACATAGTACCGCACTCTCCGTTTTGCTGTGTATCAATCGGATACACTTGACAGATCCACGGACCTGTAGTATACTATTGGTATACACGGAGTTCACAGAATGAATACAGAACGCAAAGGCTCGATGCTTCGCCTACAGCCCGGTACGAACGTGCGGCTTGCCTCCATGGTATCGTGGGCCACGAGCGGAGACGAGGCTCTCACCTACTTGATGAACCTGCACGACAAATGCACGCAGCAGCAAAAGTCAAAAGCCCTCATGCAGACCGTGCGTGACCGGAACAAAGGAACCAACGAATGACACCCGACCTTTATCCGACCCCGCACAATGTGCGCATCAGCACCCGGGCCAAGGAAAATCTTGATCGCATCTTCGCCAGCGACGGCAAAATCCCGGCGCTGATAGTCGAGGCGGCGTTGACCCATTTTGCCAGGCAGGATTCGATTACCAGGAGTGCGATGTATACGTATGTCGAGCACATCAACGACGACAGCATCACGGATGTTGATATCGACGAAATTCTTGCAAACCTTTGACAGGAGGGGAGCATGCAGGAAACGAAGCAGGAAACCGAGAAGGGGACCGACTTGAAGTTCTTCGAAAAGGTCTTCGAGGCCGTAACGCGTATCGTAGGCAGGCAGAATGAAGTGCCGGTCCCGGGGCCTGAAATCGAGCGCGAGGTCCATGGGAACCACATGCGCAGTGACGTCGTAGGCCACACTCTGGCATTGTTGGACGCTCACCTGCAGGAGTACCCGGACCAAGCTACAAATCTCCTGCGCGTAGTCCGCCAGGAGTATGCCTGCCGGGCGTTCGGGCTGAGCAACATGCGCGGCCCTGAACTGCGCCGCGTATTAAAGTGGCTTGAACACAGGACGGTGTCCAAATGACCGACTTCTACTACGACTTTGGTGGCGCCCGGGACCCCGCACGCGAAATAAAAGAAATGGTCCCCGAGTCTCTGATAGAGTGGCTTGATACAAAAGGCCACGTCGTCCATTGGTCGCAAGACGACCGCAGGTTCACGAGAGGTCACGGTGACCACAACCCCGACGACAGGCCTATCATGGCGACCCACGACGATTGGGTGGAAGCCCATGGAGAGTATGAGGAACTCGCCAAGCTTATCATGCTCAGGTTCGACGAGACGCAGTCCTATGACTGAAGAACTCCCCGACCTCTATCACCTTGGAAAGGCGCACAAGCCGGAACCCAAGCGTAGCACGCACCATGTCCTGATAATATGGCCCCACGGCGTGCGGTATACAGAGCAGATCACCTTCGACCTCATATCCCAACGGCCGTGGCTCAAACCACTCGGCATGTGGTACCGTGTTATCCAACAGGACCGGTGGGAGAAGTACGTCCGCGACGTCTATGCGGCCTCCCCGGTGCCCGCAGAACACCTCGTGGCCAAAACCGAGTATCTCCGGCGCCAGCCTGGTGGCAAGGTGATAGTGTACCTCGTGGAAGACACCGACCCTCAAGAGGAATGGGTCGGGGAAGGCGCCTTCCGGCAGATGCAGGACATGCGCCTGCAGGCATGGAAGCAACGGGAACGCGACCGCTGGAACCCTCGCGGACCTGATGGAAAGCGCAGCGAAAACCACGTGATCCATGGCACCGACGCGGACGGGGAGGCAGACAGGCTCCTCGCCCTGCACGGCATACAACCCGTGGAGTACTTCCACCGATACGACAAGTCGCCTATCATATGCTCACCGTACGTCGATCTCTCATCATGGTCGGTGCAGGAGGAC